GTGCTTGCTGCTTCGGCGGTAGTTGTCCAGCAGATAGTAGGGGTACTCGTTGAACGCCCCATAAGTGATGTACTTGCCCGCTTTGTTTTCAAGCATCACGGGGACCTTGTGCTCAATCCCAAGCCATTGGGTGAATGATTGCTTTATACTCATAGCGTGTGTACGGTAAAGTTGAGGGCCGAAATCGTGATAGCACCGCCATCGCTCACGGCGTTGATGTAGATAGTGAACTCGTCATTGACTGCACCTTGCAGGATGGCTTCAAGCGTGACCGCATGGCCGTTGTTGTGGCCCGTGGTGATGTCAGTCATTGACTGCGGAATGATGGTTCCGTTCTTGGCGATATAGATGATTATTTGGTTGCCGTTGCCTTGCGAGAATACCATGCTTGCCGATACCCGCAAGGCAGCACTCGTCGTCCCTGTGTAGGTGATGGCGGTGGTTGTGCGGGTAAAGTTGTAGGCAGTCAGCAGTCCCGATTTCAGCGGGGTTGTTAACTTGACCGCCTGCCCTTGGGTCGGGGTGAAGTTCTTGGATTCGTCAAGGTAAAGGTTCGCCACGCCCCGCTCTCGGTCAAGGGTTGCGGTATCGGCGAGGTCGTCGAATAGTCCACCCACACGGGCGGCGGTGTTCGCTCCTGCAGCGGTTTCGGATGTGATAGTTGCGGCACTCGTCTGCAACTGGGTTCTCGTTTGTACGCTCATGCGAAAGAGGGGTCAAAGGTGGAATCAAACACTCGCTCATCGGACGAACCGAAGACGGTGTACTGGATGGAATTGGCAAAGGTGTTGAATGTCAGCGAAACTACCTGTACATACGCCAAGCCCGTTTCAACCACCGCAACGGCTGCACCAACCGTGCTACTGGTATCGTAAACTTCATAACGATACGACCCCGTTTCAAGAGAGCCGACAACGATGGAAAACTTGTCATAGCGTTCGGTGTAGTTGGAAAGGTTGGCCGATTTCAGCAGGGTGAAGTCGGTGGTGGAGTTCTTGGCGATGTTGGTCAGCCGCAGGATGTAACGGTCGCCCGATGAAGCCCGTTGCGTCCAAGTGACGACGATAGTGTTCGTGGTGTTGGGGGATAGGTAAATCACGCTATCCTTAAATGTAGGATGCGCCCGAATTTCACAATTTGCGCCCGATGCTTCGGTAGAGTTCGGCCCTCCGCTGGGCGGTCTTGCTGATGTCAAAGCGTTCACGGACATCCTTGGACAACTGCACGGCCAAGGAGCGAGCGTAGTCGGGATCGTTTACGAACTTCCTCACCGCCTTGTACCATGCGTCTTTCTTGCCGTAGGGCATCAGCAGCCCGTTGTGACCGTGGACGATTATGTCGGTGTATGGGATGGTTTCCGAGGCGATGATAGCCTTGCCCATCCATCCCGCTTCCACGACCTTTAGTTCGCTTTTGAGGCGGTTGAACTTGGTATCACGCAGGGGTGCGATGGTGGCGTTGATGAAGTTGTACCCGCCCACATAGGAGTAGATGTCAGCCGCTTGGATGCGGCCGTAGTTCTTGTTCAGCCCACGGCAGGAAAGCATCCGCTCGTAGTCATCGTAAACGGGGTTGCCGTCGTTCCACCCGCCAAGGTAGATTTTGTATCTCCCATCCAGCGACTTGTCGTGGGCCAACAGGCCAAACGAATGCTCCACCAAGGCGATGTCCTCTTGGTGTTGCGCCCCGCCAAACCAGCCAATCTTGAACAGGTGCGGTTCGGGTTCGGCCGTCGTGTCGGGAAGGTACTGCTGGTAGGCTTCGTAGGGTTCGTTTGGCAGAATGGTCACGGCCTTGTTGAGCAGGCGAATCTTTTGGGCAAGGTGTTCGGTGGTCGTGGTCACATGGTCAGCAAGACGGATATGCTCACGAATCTGCTCGTCAAGTTTGGTGGACAAATAGTGTCGGTACATGATATGGCCGCTCTCCAGCACCCAATAGTCGTCAAGGTCCAATATCACCTTGGCCCCAAACGCCGTCAGAGCCTCGTAGACCTTCCGAATTTGGTCCAGCGTACCTTGACACCACAAACGATTAAATAGCCACACATCAACCGTCTTTAGGTCCTCATCTTTCACATTGGCGATGTTATCTACACACACATAATCGAACTCGGTGTAGTTGTCGCCCAAGTAAGCGTTGGGCATTTCCAGTCGGTAAAAAGAACACCCCGTCGGGTGGGCATTGTAAACGATGCAAATTCTCATGCCCAAAGGTACAAAAAAAAGGGCCACCCCTTGCGAGATGGCCCAGACCACTAAACCATTGCGGGGTATGAGGCCCGCAGGTCAAAGATACGCTACGACCCGCTGATTTGTGCGGTCAGCGCAGAGAATGTTGCTGGCAAGATGTTCAGCATTGCATCGGGTTCCATGCCCGTCAGCGTCATCTCGTAGCCTGAACGGTCACCGAATGCAGTACCCGTTCCAGCAGTCCCAGCGGAGGCTTCCAAGCCATTCGCAGCACCCAACACCCAGTAGCGGTTGTTGTTGTCTTGGACGATGACCAGCAATCGATTCCGAGCCAAGAGGCGCAGTTCATTCCGCACGGCGGTCTGCAACTTGTTGATGGTAAAGGTTACTTCGGGAGTGTAGAACAAGGTTCCGTTCTCGGTGCTTGCGTTCAAGGTTTCCGTCATGGACGAAGTGGCCTTGGTCAAGTCGTACTCGTAGAATCCCGATGAGAAACCCGTGAAACCTGTGACCGTTCCGCTGCCGTTGGTGTTCACGGAGCCTGTGGCGTTGAAGGCTTGGACAAAGACAGTTTTGATGCCGCCGACTGAATCACGGCATCCGAGGGCGTAGCCCGTAGTTAGGGAGCAAGACATAGTGTATATTTATTTTGTGAGTTGCAAGAATAAAAAGCGGGGGGAAGTTTCCCTCCCCCCTTACACTTAGGCCAAGCGGAAGTCAACCATCAAGTCGGGATAGGCGAACTGCACACCTGCTTTGAAGGCGGCTTGGAAGCGGACTTCATCGTTGTCCTGCGAGTACCACAAGGAGAAGTTCTCCTCGTCGCTCAGCAAGTCGGTTCCGTAGAACAGGTTGCCAAGGTAGGTGCAGACGATGCGGTTGGTTCCAAGCAATCCTGGCACTGCAACGACACGGACATTCGTGCCTGGGTAAACGATGTCGCCATCGGCAAGGCCCTGCAAATCCACTTGGTTATACATAACACCTGTGTTGGCTTTGAAGGCTCCAATCAAGGTGCGGAAGTTGTTCCAACCGCAGAAGATTACAAGGTCATTACGGGTCAAGATGGCCTGCGGGATGTCGTTGTAAACCTTGTCAAAGATGCTGATGACATTGGAAGTGGTGATACCAACGGAAGCCGATACTGGGTTCCAAGTGGTGGCGGAAGCGTTGGCAAGAACGGTAGAACCCGATGCAGCGTTCAGCAGTTGGTTGACACCGCTGAAGTAGGAGTTACCCTGCCAGATAGCGTTCTCCAACGCTTCGGCGATGCGGAGAGCCTTCTGCTCGGAGAATGCTTGCTCAAATGGTACGCCGTCGTAGGTAGAACCAGCGGTCAACTGCGACTGCATCCAGTACTGTTCAAGCGAGCGAGGGCAAAGAGCCTCTTGAATTTTCATGCGGCCAACGGTGATATTCCGTTGAGTGAAGGTCGTGTTGCCTGTTGGGGTCCAACCGCATACATCGCCACCAGCGATATTTGCATCGGTGTCCATGAGGTTGAGGGCGGCAGCCGACTTGATGCCCACCTGCTTGGTGAACAAGGCTGCGGAACGGGCCGAGAACACGGCCTTAGTGATGAGCGGTAAACGCTGCTGCTCGGTGTAAGTAGTCAGCGGGGAAACGAATGAGTAACTCATGGTTTTGTTTTAAGGGGGTTAAGGATTAATTGGATTTTTTAAGAGTTTGGATTGCTTGTGCGAGGGCATTGAAGTTCTGCTGGGCAGCGGCCTTCCGTTGTTCCACGATTGCGGATGCGGTTGGCTTGGGGGCTTCGGATGGGAGTTCTGCGACCTTCTCGACGATGTCGGTCATGGTTTCCATTTGGCTGGCAAATGCGGCCATCTTGTCCTTCATCTTACCCATCTCCACTTCCATGGCAGCCTTCAACTCGTCCATGATAGCGGCAAGGTGCTTGGCGACGATTTCTTGAACGGCTTCGGGGGTCAGTCCTACTCCATGAGCGGCAGGGGCTTCGGGTGCTTCGCCTTCGGGGGAAACCTCGATTTCTACCTCTTGGGCCGCAACTTCGGCAGCAGGTGCTGGGGCTTCGGCTACAACGACTTCGGTGATTTTGCCACCTTCGGTCTTGATGACACCAACGCCTTCCACTTGATGCTCACCATCGGGAGCGGGCAGGGTTTCGTCCTCGGTGATGACATAGACGGCAGTACCTGCAACGAGGTCGCCGTCCACTCGGACAACAGTACCGTCCACCAACTTGTAGTCGGCAAAGGCTTGCTTTTGGGTTGTGAACTTCCGCAACTCGGTGCGGAGAGTGTCAATGGCTGATTTCAGGTTCATAGATTAAAGGGATTTGTAGTTAGGTTGTAATTGTTGCAAAAAGTTGGTCAAATCGTCTGCGAGGCCAGCGAGTGCGACCTCAAGTTCCGTGCCTGTGTTCTTCATGCCAAAGAGGCCCTCCACGGAGAAACCCTTGAAGGCGTGGCGGTTCTCCCAAACTTCGTCGTTCTCGACTTTGAAGGACCCGAACCAAGAGCCATCGGGGGTGTCCTCGTAGCCTTTGGGTGCAAGGATGCCACGCTCGGTGTCGGTGATGTAACTTTCGAACATGAACACGCCATCGAGTTCGGCATTGTGGTAAGCGTTCACATTGTGCTGGTTTCCCTGCTTGAAATATTTTTGGACAATCTTGCGGATGGTGGCCTTGTCAAAAACTACATAGTACTCGCCGTAGGTGTCGTCCTTCCGATAGATGGGTGTGTCGGCAAGCATGAGCGGTCCCGTCAGGACCCTGCGTTCCCCCGTTTCGGCAAATCTTTGCGGGGTCTTGGCAAAGGCTTGGAAGGGTTTTTCAATCGCAGGCATATCAACGAGGGCGACAAACTGCACGCCTTCGTCCACCTCGTCCACGGTCATTCGGTACACGGGAAGTTCCATGGTGGTATATGTAGGAACTACCCCAATGTTGCAAATTCGGACAAGCGGCGCACCCTGCTGGTCGTCTGCTGAATGTCCCGCTCAACGACATAGGCCCGCATGGGTTGGGAGCCTTGGCCTTGGCCGTTCCCAAAGGAGGATAGGTCGGTCGTGTTGGGGTTTGCAAAGATGGGGGGAGCAGAAGCCCCACCCGCACCCGTAGGCATCGGTCCGCCAGGTGAAGGCACACCGCCTCCTTCCCCGCCGCTTGTGATAGCCCTGCCTGCTTGAATGCCCGCCGCCGTGATGGACGCAATGCGCAAGCCTGCACGAATCTTGGCCATAGTGTTAAACGCTTTCAGTTGTGCAATGCCCGCCGCTCCCGCCGTCACGACATTCGCAGGGTTGGCCGCCGCCATGACCGCATTGGCCGCCATTTCTTTGTTTAGGTTTACGATCACATTGGCAATCGCTGCACCTTTCTCAACCGCCAAGGCCGCAATGGCCAAGCCTTTGTTCTCGTTACCAAATGCGGCGAGCGTCTGCCCGATCGCGGCAAGCGAATCAAAAGTCACCTGCTCCTTGTAATCCGCAACCGCTTTCTCAATGTTCTTGCGTTCTTCGGCGTTCTTGCGGTCGTGTTCAAGGATGGCATCGCTTTCGGCAAAGTAGGCTTCGGCAAAGGCGTTAAAGTCAGCGGTCTGCTGGTCCAACAACGCTTTCTCGTAGGCGACCGAATCGGCCTCCGCTTTGAGTTCAGCAGCAGCAAGGATGGCGAGGCGTTCGTTCTCTGCAATCCGATCTGCAATGGCTTTGTCACGGGCGGCTTTGCGTTTGGCGTCAGCAGCGATGAGGCTATCGGTGTGCTTGTCGTATGCTTGGCGGTACTGCTCCAGTTGGGCTTCCTCCCGTTGCAGGGCCATGGCTTGCTCCGCTGCCCGTTGCTTCGGGTCGGGTAGGTTCAAGAACCGACGGACCGCTGCGGTGAGGTCATCCCACTTCG